TACAGAAGAGATTCGAACAATTCTTAGAGGACTGTATTATAATCATACTGCTTTCTTCTTTATATTTTTCAATAGAATTTATCAAGCTCTACGTGGAATGCCTTCTGGTCATCCAGGCACAGCCACAGATAATAGTATTATTAACATAGCTAATTTATATTTTGCTTGGAGAAAAATTATGGCCGTTCATGCTCCCCACCTAATGGGTTTCCACTATTTTTTAAAGTTCATTAGATTAGTGTGTTACGGAGATGACATTCTGGCCGCTGTAAATATTTTTGTAGCGCAATACTTTAATGGGGTTTCTGTGGCTGAAGAACTTGCTAAGTTGGGTTGGGTGGTAACTTCTGCTAATAAAGATGTACCCATAGTACCAATGAAACCGCTGGCTGACTGTGAATTTATGTCCCGCTCTTTTGCTAAGCGAGGGAAGTATTGGATAGGTCCTTTGAGAGAAGGTCAAATCCTAAAGAGTACCCACTATATGCGATGCCGAACATCTCATCGTTTTTGGGAAGATCAGGATGTTACTAGAATAGAAGTTGGTTCAGTTTTCGACCTCATGCTTGGTGTGTTAAAAGAGATGTTCTTGCATGGAGAGGCTAAATACGATGCCCTGAGAGACCACTTCAACTTGGCTCTGAGCAATCATGATATAACTGGTTACCTCCCTACATACACAGGCGCCTGGGAGGATTTCTTTTCATGTTCGATCTCTCGCCAAATTAACACTCCTGCAGGCGTTGTTGATCTGTTCACTCTTGACGTGGATGTTGCAGATTTGCCTATGCCAGCCGAACATTGTTGGGATCATTTTTCTAATAGGTCAAGTGTAACTATTGGCGCAAAATACACCTACACTGGATCCACCCAACCTCCCATGTCTATGACGAAAAGATGGGACCGTCTGCTAGGAGAAATCAACTGGCTTATAAGACCAAAGAAGCCATACAATTCTATCCTATTGAACAGGTATGTGACAGGACAGGAAATTCCTTATCACAAAGATAATGAAAAGGAATTATACGCACCAAGTGGGGTTACGTGTCTCACCTTAATTGGAGATGGAGTTCTCCAACTTAAAAAAGACAAATTTTCGGAATTGGATGATTCCTTACCAGAAAACATTGTGGTGCGTTTGAAGGCTGGTGATATTTATCACATGAGAGCCCTCTATTTGAAGCATTATTTCCATAGGAGAATTAATCATGAGTCTCCAGAAACAATATCTTTAACTTTTAGACGTATGGAAATGCCTCAATAAAATTTCATATGTAAATTTCATTTTCATTTCCGGTGGTTTGAGTGTTAACAAATAGACTGTCAATCTATATTTAACATTCGAAATATTTCATAGCTCGTTAATGTCAGTTTGGTCATTATCAGATTCAGAAGATGAACCCAGAAATAGTAACCGGATTTCTTCCATGCCCACAATGCACAGTACAGTACAATCCAGAGTGCGGAGAGTGTGCCAATCGGCCAATGACAACAGGCAATTACTCGGTGTTTCTGGGGAACTTCCCCCTTTGTCCGATGTGCGAGACGGGAGAGAGGGAGTTGTGTCTCCCTTGCGTACAGGGAGCTCGGGGAGCCGCGTCCCATCCAACAGTGAGACC